CATCAACCTGATGATCGTCGCAGAGTTTTGTAACAGCAAGTTGATCGTGAGTTTGATAACTGTAATTAAACTTACCATACTCAATATGATCCAGAAACTTTTGTTTCATCACCTCAAAGATAAGTGCGAGTTCTTCTTGAGTCAGTTCAGTTTCTCTTTCAGTGGGAGAATGTCCATTAAATGCGATTTTCATTTGCGTTGTTCTGCGGTTTCTTTACCAATATACTTGGATAGTTCCATAATCTCACTCTGGACGGACTTACCCTCACCAGTTCTAGTAATTGTATCATAAAGATTCGTCATTGCCAGGGAAATGAGAATCAGTTGCCTGTCAGTTAGATTAAGTTCAGTCATTGTTGTGCCTCCTGTCCTTTTTCATATCCCATTTGATATGCAGTCTTCAACCATTCTACCATTGTATTCCAATTTTGTGCATCAAAGTCACTTGCACATCTTTCAGAACGGAGACCGAAGCCTTCCATTTCATAGAACCAATCGTCAAATCCGTTTTCAGTCATTGTAGTACCTCAATAGAGATTTTTAGCACTAATTTCATCAGCGATTTTTAGCACTTCCTGTTTCCAGGCAGTGAATTCTTGACTAGGATTGTGTGGGAGAACTTGATTGACTACCTCACGCAAGGCAGCAGCAACACCATCACGATGCCAGTATGATCTCTCTTGTTGATGAGAGTCCCAGAATGCTAGAATTACTTTTTCTGCTTTAGTCATTGTCCAATCTCATCAAGTTTCTCATTCACAAATCCAATCATATCAAGTGTGCGTGGATCAATACCAGCATCAGTACAATCCATAATAAACTCCATGAAGGCACCTAGAATGAGACAGGATTTGCGGTTGTCAGTAGTTGGCATGGCAACATAGTTTAACACATGCTCGTAGAGTTCATCGTAAGTCATAAGACCTCCCATTCAGTTTCCCAGTGACAATCTTCACTTACATTGACCCAGAAGAAGTATTTCTGGTTCTCACTAGCGAGAAACAGCATACCATCTCCTTTGTCCTGCTCAACAACACAGATAGGATTACCATCCATGGAATTAGCAAGACGGTTCTTTGCCTTGCTGGATTTAGGTTTTACAGTGACTCTTCGCATAATTCAACCTCGGGGAAATTTATGTTTGCAGTCAGGACATAACCAGTGATTGACTCTATCCTCACCTAGTAATTCTACACCAATAACCCTTGAGTAAAAGTATGGTGGTGAATAGTTTTCCCAGTATTTTTGTGGGATGAGTTTTTCAACCCAGTTTGCACCACATTCAGGGCAATTCTCAAGTTTTGTGATGTCAGTGTAAGTCATCATTCAACCTCTGTAACAGAGACATCATAGCAGCACATTGCCATAATGTCAATTCCTATAAAGATAACGACCAGACCAATCAGCATTCTCAAGCAACCATTCGCGGTCTTTAATGATACGCAGATCGTAGCGAACACCTTTGGCAGGAGACTTCCAAGATGCAGACTTGTAGACTTCACCAGTCTTCTTGTCAATGAAGCAATGCACACTACGAGAGTTGGGCAGTTTGCCACCATTGTCAATGCTCATGATAACTTTGTGATATTTTTTACCACTCTCAAAAGTAAAGTCATAACCACAATGACCATTCTTCAAGTCAACAATACATGCTTCGTGATAGTTAGTATCTTCCCCACGCTGAAGAGCATTATAGTGACTACGAATGGAATAGTCAATATAATTCTGCCGCAGAGCATCACACAACAACCAAGTCCACTTGGTCACATTGAGTTGGATTGTGTTGCGGGCATCCTGCTCAGCAACATACTGGTCAAAGGTGGAAGCAGTCATGAGAGGTGTTTGTTTGAACTGAAGTCAGTATAAAGCAAAAAACCACCCCAGAAGGGGTGGTGTGGACAGTCTTCAAAGTGTCACTTGTTCATCTGAAGAGTAGGAACAGGCATACCACCTTCAGTGGGCACATAGATGGTTACATTACCATTCTTAGAACCATCTTCGATACCAGTGATATACAGATACTGAAGATACTCACGGTTATCTTTCAGCGAATCACCGATGATTTGGTTTGCCTTAGCAACACCAGTAGCACGGATGATTTCAGCATCAGCAAGTTGTTGAGCACTATCTTTTTTTGCTTGTGCTTCCAACACTGCAACCTGACGAGTATATTCTGCTTCTTGAAGTTGTGCTTTACCACTGAGAGTTTTAGTCCACACACCATATTGTGGGAGACCAAAAGCAAGGCCAGCAATAATAACTACACCAGCAAGACCAACAACAGCAACTGCAGGGTCAATAAATCCGTTTTGTTTGTTCATTTACGATTCTCCAGACGAGTTTCGAGTGTAGATTTGAGCATTTCATTTACCGTGTGTCTAGCACGATAATTTTGGATAATATCCATCACACAATAACCAAAGGCAAATCCTGCCATAATTGTAGTAATCACTTAGAAGAACCTCCAGAGGGTTTGAGAATAAGATTAGCAAGCAAGATAATAGCAAAGTTCTGCCAGAAGGTCAAAGATATACTAAACCAAGACAGAATCAGTCCAAGCAATGCTGCTTCAAAGAATAGTGCAGCAATAGCAAGAACAATTACACCAAAAGTAAGACCAAGAGCAGTAGTAGTTTTCATAGGTCAAACAGCAAGAGCAGCAGGGGGGATTTCAACGATTTCAGGAAGTTTTTGTTCGTAGCAGTTCATATTGTAGCACACCCATTCACCATTACGGAAGACATAGGCATACTCTTCGTTGTTATCAGGAAGAAGATACTCTGCAAGGTCAGAGTCAAGACGAGGGGGACAATCTTCACCGCGATAGGAATAATAATTTGCACCATATTGAGTTTTCTGACTAGAACCGAATACTTCATCAGTCCAAGCACAAGACATATCACCACCATCAATCAGTTCAGCGGCAAGTTCTTTGCTATTATAGTGCGTCTTCAGGATACGACCCAACCATTCAGGATAACCATCCCAGTGGTGATAGACAGAGAGGACACTGCCATCTGCAAGTTCAAGACCGATGCGAGCGCGAGTTGCCATAATAAATTAAAAGTTAAAAATCAGATTTCAGGGTCATCAACACCGAACCAGTCTGTTTCTCCAACTGGTTCTTCATCAAAAATATCGTTCAAATCATCGTAAATATCAAAGTTATCGAGTTCTTCAATTTGCGATTCATCAAGAAAAATCCGAGTCATGCACCTCTTTGATTACCTAGTAATCATAGCACGACTCGGATTGGGTGGGAGACTTCAGTGGACAGTTGCCCGAGTGTCCTCAGAGTTTTTTTATTTTCTTTTCTACTGGTCTTTCGTAAATTGTTCCGTCTTGAACAAGACCATCACCATCACCATCTCTAGCATTTGGATTGAAAACTTCTTTTTTTTCTGCAACTGCTTCTGGTGCAGATAATTCAGTAATTTCAACTACAGGTGCAGATACTTCTACTGATTCTGCGACTGGTGCAGGAGCAAATACTTCTTCTTGTTCTTGTGCTCCTAGAAAAACTTCAGAAAATCTTCCCATTGTTTTAATTCGAATTTTAATTATTTATTTTTTTACTAATCACTTCATTTTTTGGTTCATCAATATGATAAACAACATGTAGACTTTCCCAAGTTATAATTGATACAACACTAGAAAGAATTGCAACAATAACAAATTTCATAATTTACCTCAGTGATTGTGACAAATGCCATCTTGATGGCAATGTGGTTGATTTGCATTTATATGAAAGGTTCCATGATAAAAACCAAATCCAAGGAAAGCAGTCGATGCGGAGACTACTGCTGCAACAAAGAATGGAGCAATATTACTTGCTGTTAATGTGAGTAACTTCATAAACTTTCTTAAATGAATAATTCTTGAGTTATTTATAAAATGAAAAGGGGCATTACACCCCCATGTAAGTTTTGGGTAAGAAGGAAACTTATAACCCCCTTCACTCATTTAGAGTCAAACTGCAACAGGTGCAGAGTGACGAGTGAACTTGACGATTTTATTCGCTGCGTTTGTTTGTTTGTCCCGTCAACAGATAAGACCTTTATGCCCCGTCGAAACCAGTGCATCCCCGTGAAGTGGAGATGTGGGGAATCGAACCCCAGTCCGAAACATCAGTATTCCCATCCTCTTGAACACTTTATATAGTAACATTAAAAGTTTTAAAAGTCAATCTCCTCCCACAATACATTTAGTTTTTTATCAAAAACCATTAAAAATCTATGTTTTCTGGTTCTTTCTCTCCATTCACCAGCAACCCCTTTTACACTTCCTCTTGAGTGTTTTGTACCATCTGCATAATAGAAATCTTTCTTTGGTTTTGTCAATCCATAATATTTAAAGTTACATGCTTTGTAGATTGTTCCAGAGTGTCTAGACGAATCTGCATAACTCAATATTACCCTAACATTAGTTTCTTTTTTAAAAAGTTTAATACACCTAGAAACAAACCAAGATGTAATATTATATTCTCCTGACTGTATTTCTGGATGTATACAAAGACGAGATAGTTCATATAATCCATCTTGTTCTTCTCTTTTTAATCCAAATGCTCCTACAGCAATTTCTGGAACAGGTATTTTAGTGAATATACAAGCACCTACACAATCATTTTCTTTATAGAGACCGTAATTATATCCAGACTTGAAATCCTTTGATTCATCTTTCAAATAATGAAAAGTATAAAGTAATTCTTTTATCTCATTTTTACTAGTTTTTCTTATAGAAAAATCAGACTTCATTATTGAAATTATAATATGGAGAATAGGGGACTTGAACCCCTCACCCCTGCCGTGCAAAAGCAGTGCATCCCCGTGAAGTGGAGATGTGGGGAATCGAACCCCAGTCCGAAACATCAGTATTCCCATCCTCTTGAACAATCTATATATTACTCTTTATTCTCCAAATAGTCAACAAACAAAACTCCATCTAAATGGTCTATTTCATGTTGAACAATTCTTGCTAACAACCCATCCACTTTTTCAAAGATTGGTTTACCTTTTAATGTCCTGTATTTTACTTTAATTGATTCTGGTCTCTTTACATTATCAAACACACCAGGAACACTTAAACATCCTTCTTCAAAGTTAACTAATATATCACTGGTCCAAGTTATTTCTGGATTGATGAGAAACCAATCATTACCATTTTTATCTACAACAATAACTCTTTTATTCAATCCAACTTGAGGAGCAGCAATACCAATACCATTTTTCTCTCTCATGACTTTTGCCATGTTATAACAAGTGCATCTAAATACATCGTCTATATTTGCAACTCGTTTTGCTTTTTCTCTTAAAATTTTTGACCCAATCGTTTGAAGTTCCATACTTCCCTACGCAATTGGTTAATGGAGAATAGGGGACTCGAACCCCTCACCCCTGCCGTGCAAAAGCAGTGCTCTACCAAATGAGCTAATTCCCCTTTTTAGTATTTAGAATCAAATACTAATGTCGATGAAAGGACTTGAACCTTCATGGATTGCTCCACTGGAACCTAAACCCAGCGCGTATACCAATTCCGCCACATCGACTTGCTCCTCTGTCTAGGAATCGAACCTAGTTTCCAAGTGCGTTGTCCGCCTGTCCTTACCAATAGACTACCAGAGGATAAAGGGAAGGAGAGCTCTTGGACGGAACCGCAGGATCACTTCCCCACAATGTTGAGTCGGATATGATAATCCCAACTCTTATGAAAGAACTTATGTCCTTTCAACTCCCCCACCTGGACTCGAACCAGGAACCAAGTGATTAACAGTCACCTACTCTGCCAATTGAGCTATAAGGGAATGAAGTTAAAATGTTGTATGAATATTGAAAGAAATAGTAATTCTATTTTTTTTCACTGGATTTACGTAATGTAAAAGGTTTGAAGGAAAAATAATTACTGTACCTTCTTTAAAATGTTTGGTAGTTTTAGTTATATCAAAATATTCATGACCACCGTTATTTAAAAAAGAAGTGGTGTTTTCCTCTTCCAATTTTAAAAGATAAATTCCAGAAAAACTAGATCCCACATGAGTATGTGCCTCTTGAAAGAATCCTTCATCATAGTAATTATACCATATCTGATGAATATTACTAGATTTAGGTGTTTTTTTCAATTTAACTTGTTCTAAACATTCATCAAGTGGTTGCCAAACAATTTTGTCTACCAATTCATCATCACAGAGAAAATCAACTCGATTAAGCATAGTTGAGTAGACTTCACAATTCCATCCTGGAATAATATATTTTTCCTTATTTTTCTCAATATCATCAACTATTTTTGGAAGATACTTATCTTTAATTAGTTGATGATCTGATATTTCTTTTGAAAAAATAAAAGGACCAGGAAATTGATAAAGCATAATCAATGATATTTAATTGCTACTGTAAATCTATATTTTGTTCTAAAGCATGTTGCTCTATGTAGTAATGTCGCATCGAACTTAACTAATCTATTAGGAATAGGCAAAATACCCCTAATTTCATTATCTATTAGAAATTGAGTTTCACCATGTTCACTTATGTCCCAATCTAAATTAGGATAATAAAGAACAGTTGAACCACTATCACCATCAACATGAAAATAAGGATTTTCATTTGATGAGAAACAGTTTATATACATTCGATATGGTTTTTGTTCACTTAATGAATTTATTTTTTTATCTTCAAAAAGTTTAAAAAAATAATCAGAAGATTTTATTTCAGAAACCATACCTACAGGTGGAGTCCATGGATTATCAACTTCACCATATGTATAAAGTGCTCTTTGACAATAAGAAAAAATATCTTTATGTACTTTTTCTTCAAAAAAATTATCAAAGATTTCAATCATTAGTTTTTATCCATAAGATGCTCAACTGTATTTGCTATGTCATTCATAGCATCACGCAAGAATGGTTGTTGCCCACTCTCTTGCTTAACAATAGGTCGAGAATCGTCAGTTAATGACCATCTCCACTGACCCATATCTTTACAGTACCAAAGATTTATTTTCATAAAACTATTTTATTGTAAGTTGCTCTTGCGAGCAAGTCGGGATGACAGGATTCGAACCTGCGACCCTCTGTTCCCAAAACAGATGCGCTACCAAGCTGCGCTACATCCCGAGGTTGTTTAACAATATATGTATATTATTAATGGGAAATACTGGATTCGAACCAGTGACTTACCACTTGTAAGGAGGCCACTCTACCACTGAGTTAATTTCCCTGGAGCGGACAATCGGACTCGAACCGACGACATCTAACTTGGAAGGATAGCGTTCTACCACTGAACTATGTCCGCAATTTGTGGGGGATTTCTCCCCCTAAGCATACTTCCTTCACACGGAAGATAAGCATAAGACAGAATCGAAATTCTGTCAAGCCCACGGTCGGACTTGAACCGACGACCTACGGTTTACAAAACCGTTGCTCTATCCAGCTGAGCTACGGAGGCATTTTGCTCACAAGGAGCAACGGAGAGGGTAGGATTCGAACCAACGGATGCTTTCACATCGGCAGTTTTCAAGACTGCTGCCTTAAACCACTCGGCCACCTCTCCAATATAACAATCATACTATATGTAGTATGATTGTCAAGCGTTCTCTGGAGGATTTGAACCTCCGACTTCTTGGTTCGTAGCCAAGCACTCTAGTCCACTGAGTTAAGAGAACAGGCACAGGATAGAGGACTTGAACCTCTACTAAAAGTTTTGGAGACTCTCGTGCTACCAATTACACCAATCCTGCTTGGTTCCAGAACTAGGATTCGAACCTAGACAAACACCTTCAAAGGGTGGTGACCTGCCAGTTAGTCGATTCTGGATTAAATCCCATCGAATTCGATGGGATAAAAGTTTAGGGTGGGATTCGAACCCACGGTGATAAGAGTTTTGCAGACTCTCGCATTCGACCACTCTGCCACCTAAACAATTTGAACTATCAAGGATTACTTGATAGTTGAGAGCCCTCAATCGGATTTGAACCAACGACCTACTCATTACTAGTGAGTTGCTCTACCACTGAGCTATAAGGGCGGGGTGTCGTATGGGAATTGAACCCATCTAGGTAGTTCCACAAACTACTGCCTTAACCACTAGGCTAACGACACAAGGCAGTGGGTAGAATTGAACTACCGACATAGAGGGTATGAATCTCTTGTTCTACCACTGAACTACACTGCCAACGGAAGATGTTGGATTCGAACCAACGGAGGTGTTACCCTCACGGTTTAGCAAACCGCTGCATTAACCGCTCTGCCAATCTTCCAAGGTGGAACCGACAAGATTTGAACTTGTGACCGCTCGGTTATCAGCCGAGTGCTCTACCGCTGAGCTACGGTTCCATGGTATTCCTAACGGGATTCGAACCCGTGCTGCCACCTTGAAAGGGTGGTGACCTAACCGCTAGTCGATAGGAACACGACGACTCTAACGGGATTTGAACCCGTGATACTACCGTGACAGGGTAGCGTGATGACCACTTCACTATAGAGTCAAGGTGGGAGGAGCAGGATTCGAACCTGCGAAGGTATAACCGTCTGATTTACAGTCAGATTCCTTTAGCCACTCGGAAATCCTCCCAGATGGACTATGTGTGATATACCTCATAAGGATATAACAGGGACATAGCCTCTATCTTGCTACGGCATTCTTGTTTAATCGACAAGTGCAAGTAGCAATAGGTCTGGTGAGGCTCGAACTCACAACTTCCAGGTTAAAAGCCCGTTACTCTACCATTGAGTTACAGACCCATATAATGTGGTAATTATTCAGTTGTCAAGGTGCTGGTGGTCTCGTTCCCCCACCGACTCAAGTAATATACCAGGGTTTGGACCCCAACGGTAAATGTTACGACCAGTTGAACAAGTGGCACAAAGCATAAAAAAAGAGGGAGAACCTTTTGGATTCTCCCTCTTGATTGCTTTTATGGTTTGTTCTTCTAACTTTGACTTACCATATTTGCAACCAAGAGGGATTCTCCCATAAACCAGCAGGTAATGGGACGATAATCACTCTTTGGTTGTGTATGTAGGTTAGTCATTGTTTTAATGTTGTATGGTTTATTTATACCAGTTTTTTAGAAAAAAGTCAACCTTCGATGTAGTAGTCAACAATGCTATCTACCCATGCTTCACTCATGTTGCTCATAATTGCAATTGCTGCTTGCTCGGTTTCTGCAAAACCTTCGTTAACAAGGTGTGCGAAGATTAAATCATAAAGGTCAAAACCTTCCTCGGTCTTAGCTCTACGAATAATTTCCTTAGAAACTTTTGTCTTTTTCTTTGCTCCCTCTTCTTCTCTACCCTTTCTTGGATAAGTAACTGCTTGTGGTTCACCAGCACCTTTTACAACACGAGTAACTTCAGCAGCATGACGGCTACCATACTCTCTTGCCATTTGTCCAGTCATTCTCTTACCATAAGGCTTCTCACGGTCCATTCTTTGCGAAACAGTTTCATCTTCTGTTCCTCCCCCTTCTTTCTTTCTCTTGAGGGTTGAACCTGGGGTTGCTCTGTCTTTCCAGTCCTTGAACTTCTCTTCAGGACCGTAACCTGACTTGCCTTCACCAGACTTTAGATGCTTTTCTCTTGCCTTTTTAGCATCTGCTCTGACTTCTGCTTGAGTCATAGTTGGACGATATGGTTTTACACCTTCTGCTCTCTCTTCGTCAATAACTTCTTCAGTAAGATAAGGAGTAGTGTAGGGCCACTTATCCAAATATGACTCTTGTGGTTGAGTTGACTCAGACATAACCTGTCTGGTTAGTTGGGAAAGATTTTGCAGGTCCTTATAATCCATTGGTTTTGTATAACTCTTATATATTTTATTTATATAATTGAATTTATTTTATAGTTGGTGACTAGCAATTCTGTCTTTACATTGTCCTGAGTTCCCTTCTCTCCACGGTGAACCATAGAGTATCTAAGTTTCCATTCATCAAGATTATATTCTTTATAACGGTTCAGCAACCAATCATTCAGGTTGTAAGTAATCATAAAACGATGAGGACAATTATCTACATCATCCGCAAATCTTTCGTGTGAGAATGATGAGTGGAGTTTTCTCCCCGTTCCATAAAGAAAATCTTTAATGTCGTAAGGAGGGTCAAGAAAAACAAATACGTTATCACCATCACCATTCATCACTGGTTCATAATCAATGTTTGTGATTTTCCAGTCTTTAATAATGTATGAATACTTTGGAAGTTTGTCAATACCAACAAGAGAAAAATTAGAACGTGATGCTTGAACTGAGAAAGTAGAATTCTCAGTTAAACCAGAATAAGAACACTTGTTTAGAATAAAAAAAGCAATTGCTTGTTCAAAAGGTTCCAGAGTTTCAATATCACTCTGATACCGATTGAACAAGTCTTTGTGTGCTTCATCATCTCCATTTACTTCTTCTTTGATTGCTCTCAATCTTTCAGATAATGTTTGACCATTATCACGAAGTTGAACCCAGAAGTTATAGAGATAGAAGTATTTGTCGTTTACCCAAATAGGAACCTTTGG